TGCCGGGGAAGAAGTAAGGGCTATAACCATTACGGTTTGCCTGTTTCGGATATTAGAGTAGGTGATGCCGGTGTTCAGATTGCAGGCTCTCATGTTGCTGTAAGCGTTCATCAAGTCCGCACCTCTGCATCCTACTCGTTGAAGGTCGGCGATGATGCGGTCGGTATAATAGCAGTCCACTGCGTAATATACCCTCACTTCCCAATCATAGTCCGGTATGTAAAATTCCTGTATTATCATAGGCTACATCATCTGTTCCCACATGATAGGGTTGCCGGAGCCTATGCAGTCGGCATAGAACCGTGTGAAAGGCATTCCATTGTAAGCGTCCACATCATCTATGTAATCCTTAATGAACAATGCGAGATGGGCTTCGTCAGTGATAGAACTTTTGTAGTAATCCGACTTCGCCATGTTTGCCACGTAAACGCTGTCGTACCCTGCATCTTTCTCCAGGTTTACACTGTACTTTTTCAGAAGCTCCTCTACCTGCTCTTTGCTGATTGGCTCCAGATTTTCTTCTTTACCCGTAGATTTGTTTTCCATCTTCATGCGGGAAACAGCCCATAAGCACATTTTTTTGCTGAAATGCCATCCGTACTGGCTGAGATAGTCAGCCATTGCAGGTGGTATTCTGTCGTATGTATCTAATCTTTGTTTCATATTTTCCTGATTTTAAGTGATTGGCAAAAGAGGGGAATAATCCCCTCTCCATTACATGAACTCTCCGTTGGCGCGTCTGCGTCTGCGTTCGCTCATATCTTCGCCATAAGGCTGTGCGCTGCGGCGTTCGCTGTAAATCGGATATTCCGGGAAGTAACCCGGCATACGGCGTTCGCTCATATCCGAACCACCGCTATAACTTCCGCTGCGTGAGCCACCGCTATTACGATAACCTATTTCGCCGCCCTGCATCTCACGCATGGCTTTCTCGTAACCATGACGGCAACCCTCTCTATAGGCTTCTTCCATAGGATTACCGCCTCTCATACCGAAGTCACGGTCATATTCTCCGCGTCCTTCTTCCAATATTTCCCACATTCCCATATTATTTCTTTGTTTTAGATGTTTCAGCCACTCCGAGCTGTTCCATTAACTTCTGATTCTGTGCAATGAGGTCAGCCATATTTCTGCTCATTTCCTGCATGTTCTTATCCATATTGGACATTTGCCCCTTCAATGCGGATATTTCCTGCTCCTGCTGTTGCTTGGCTGCAAATTCTGGATTAAGCATGGCAAGCATCTGGTCACATACCTTAAGAAAGTTCTGATGATATTCCACACTTTTTAAAACGTCCTCACTTTTCTGCTTCATGGTAAGGACCTCGGTATTCATCTCGTCTCTTGACCCTGTAATCAGCATCCCTGTTTTAACATCATCGGCAATATTGGCATTAGCCGGTATCTCTTGCAAATTAACATTCTGTCCGTTTATATTCACGACAAAATCAATAACTTGGACCGGCTGTGGATAAGGCATGTTTGGAACAGTCTTATATATGGTCTTTATAGGGCTTACGTTAACGACCTGCCCACATTCCAAACTCGGATTTGCACCTCTGTGAAGAAGATATAATGTACTGTTTACTCGTAAGTTCTGAAACATGATTGGTTGATTTTAAAGGGGTGTGGCTATTGCAATTTTTGTAACAACCACAAAACCCCCATGTTAACTACTTGCTCTTTTGAGCGGTTGTCTCTGCTGTCGGCGCCGGTGTGGTTGTCGGACGATACCCGCCATTTACAAGGTACAGCTCATTGGTGTACTTGTTGTAGTGGATTTCGTAGATACCCATCCCGGCAAGGTTGCCGACAGTCACCGGCTCATTGTTGTAAGCCAGCAACGGTCTCGTGTCCCCATTAGTCCCTATCAGTATCGGGAGCGTAGCGGTCGTGCCGGCAGGTATTACCTGACGGAGACTTACATAGAAACCACCTACATAGTCCCTGTTACGGAACGCATGATTAGGAAGTTCCAAAGTCACGTTCTCCGTGCCGACCGTTACGGCTACCGTAGGAAGGGTATTGAAATTAGCCCTTCCAATAGTAGGGAACGGGAAGCCCCAATTATTAAAAGGAAATAATGCCATAATCTTTTGTAATTTAATCGTTTATTACTATATTTACAATCGGGATAGGTTGGAGTCATGACCAACTGATAAGGGTACACCGAAGCCCTTCCCACTTTTCAATTTTCGGTATCATTTAATTCGGTAAAATCAATGACAAACGAAGAGTTTATCAAGAGTGTATCTCTTGAAGGTGAGGAATGGAGTGATGTAGTCGGATATGAAGGGCTTTATAAAGTTTCTTCATTTGGTCGTGTGGCATCTATGGCTAAATATGTAAACAATCGTTTTAAGAATGTATATAAAGAGCCAAGATTAATGTTACCACACAACAACGGGAAATCCACACAATCTGTACTTTTGTCAAAAGACGGGATTGATAGGAAATACCATATACCTAAACTTGTGGCTTCTACATTCATACCAAATCCCAAAGCTTGTAAAACCGTAAGAATGATAGATGGTAATAATAAAAACTACCATGTTTCAAACCTTGAATGGGTTATGGTTAAAGATAGAAGAAAAAGGTATGATACATTGTCTTTAGATGGTGAAGTATGGAAAGACATTCCTGAATATGAAGGATTATATAAAATATCCTCTTTAGGAAGAATTGTTTCATCTTACACAAGAAAAATATTATCTCCCAATATTACAGGACACAAAGAAAAAGATTATTATGCAATTACTCTTGTTAAAGATGGAGTAAAAAAGAGATTTCATGTCCATAAACTTGTCGCACTTGCCTTTATACCTAATCCCAATAACTTTCCATGTATAGACCATATAAACACAAACAGATATGACAATCGTCTTGAAAATTTAAAATGGTGCTCTTTTTCCCAAAACAATCTAAACCCTATTACAAGCCAAAAGAGATTTAAACCAATAGTTCAAATAAAAGATGACACCGTAATCCATATTTACCAGTCTATAAAAGATGCTGTTAATGATGGATTTAATATAAGCAGTTTAATAAATTGCTGCAAAGGGAAAAACAAACATCACAAAAATTTTCAATGGATGTATCTTTCCGACTACGAAACCCTTATCAATAAGTCAAAGAACTCTTTACCTAATGGCTAATTATCCCCAATAATTGTTGCATCCACATCCGCTACGTGCATAAACAGAATCTCCCATATACGCACCATAGGCGGCAGCACGAGCTACCTCAGGATTAAATACTTGCAACTGCGGATACGGCACTGCTACTGTAGGCGGCATTGAACAGCGGATTTTATCCACCTCTCCCTGCAATGTTTGTAGACTTGCTACTATTGGAGCAATTTGTTGCGTTACGTTTCCAAGAATAGTTGCATTCTGATTACGCTGTGAAATTTCACCTTTCAAAGTAGAGATTTCAGCGTCTTTAGCAGCCAACGCTTCTTGCTGACGACGCGCCTCTGCCGCATCCATTTTTGCTACAAGTGCTTGGAAGCCTTCACGGTAAGCGTCCGCTAAAGAACGCGTATTCCCTTCCATTGTGCGTGTAAGCGTATTCATGTTTTCGCAGCTTGCTAAGCGGCTTTCATACCCCTGACGCTCAATTGCTGTCTGATTTTTGCAGCAGCAATCTGCCAACTGTGTCAGTACGGCCTGATTACCTGATTGGAAGGCGTTGATGATTTGCTGCGAGGACATGCCGACCTGGTTGCCGACATTGGCGATAAGCCCCTGAATGTTGCACAATGCGCTTTGTAACTGTTGGGTAGAGCAGTTCAAAGAAGAAGCAAGCTGGTTGATGGCATTGCCATTGCCCTGAATGGCTGACATCAGGTATTCACGACCGACATCACCGTTAAGCTCGGCAGGCAGACCGCCGCCATTGCCAAAGCGGTTACCGAAGCCGTTACCGCCCCAACAGAACCACAAAAGGATAATCCAGATGAACCACATTCCGCTTCCACCCCACATGTCTTGGTTGTTACGTCCTTGGTTCAGTAAAGCGAGAAGTCCGGGGTCTACACCCTTGCTTCCCATCAGGTTGGGTAGCATAGCCATAATGTCAAATTTGCTTCCGCCATTACCGCCGTTACCGTCCTGATTAAAAACGTACGTTCGTTCCATAGAGATTTATATTTATACTAATTACGGTCAATATCAACCGCATCACAAAAGTATAAATACGCAATCTGCCATGAAATCAAATGTTTCCCAACGACTTCTTTATATTTTCCCAATATATTCTCAACATTTTCCCACCTTCCATGCGCTCCTGGAAATTGGAAATCATGTAGTTTATCGCACGCTTGGTCTTATGGATTTGTAAGGCTATTTGAGACGGATACATGCCCCTTTCAACCAACAGCCGAACAAGCAGATAGCGGGCGTCTACGGTCTCCGTATCCTTATCCGAAGATAGTATTCGATTGACTGGAATTTCCGTCTCCTGCGAGACGAGATTAAGTGTTTCGGCAAAGATTTCTGACTTACACATAGTTTTTCTGAATTTTATATTTATCTTTGCCCTGCCACATAAAATATTTGATTCTATACGAACAAAGCACAAGATACCGTGTTGAAGATATTTAAGCCTCCAACGTGCGGTATCTTATGCTTTTTCAAATTTTTATGTGGCAATAATTATTTGAACGTTGGGGGCTTTCTTTCTACTCTAAGCCCCGAAAGAGCGCCAGCGATAAGCCGACTTCTACATCGTTAATTTCTTTCTTGTCTTTATGGCGAGCCAAGCTACCACAAACAAGATACAGGCTATATTTATCGAGAGGCTGACACCACCGTAATTGACCTTAAAGCGTTCCCACCACGACAGTTCCCGTTCTACCGGATAAGGTTTGGGGACTTCAATCCTTCTTAGTCTTTCGATGAAGTACGGTATCTTGACTGTTACCGTTGCATGAGGGTAGATGCCCAACGAATGGTTCAATATACCATTACTCCATGAAGCGTAGCTATAAGCATACGGATTATGAAGGAATGACGTTG